CAATGCGGTCACGCACAAAACCCATACGAGTCAATGTGTTAGTATCAGGGTCAATAAAACCCATGCTAATCTGGTCTTGCAACCAGTCCTTGATTTTGCTCATGGTCTAGTACTCCATATTAATGCTGCTAAGCAGACAGTTATAAATAAAAAGAAACCCATGTGTAGAACGAACATAGTATCAAACACGCTTCACCTCTCTAAGTAATAGTTGTTTAAAATTTTTGATAGCTAACTCTTGTGAGTAGCCGTAGTAGATTTGAGAAACTAAATGTCTGTCAGGTATTAAATACTCTAACAGCATACTGCCGTCATGTCTTTTAGATACAGTAATGTCATACACTTCTGGTAAAGCACCGTCTTCACAGTAGCTGTCGTCAATAATTAGGTCACGCATAATATTCTCCTGTTTATAAAACCCATACTGCTCTGGTCATCAGCCAACCAACCGCTAATAACTTTTATGAGCATAAAAAAGGGGAGCGTTAACTCCCCTCTGTTTTAGATTTGTTTTGGTTCGTATTCCGAATCAATCTCTTGGTCTGAGTAGTTAGTAACTCTGACATTGGTTCTAGGAACAAAGTCTTTGCCAACTATATCTTTGTAAAACTCAAGTGCTTGTTCTTGAACCTCTTTCATATTCTCTAGGTTCTTCTCAATCCAAGCCATAGTGTTTACTCGTCTCTGAATATTGGTAGCAGTTGACTCATCTCCTGTATTATTTTCTTTGAGCATATTCCACTCAGCGAAGTTGTCTCTGTAAGTCTGAGTTTGGGACTTGATACCCCAATCTAGGTCTTTGCAAACAGCGGATATTACTCTTGCTTGAGTTGAATACTCAGGGTTTTTAGAGTCGTCCATTGGTAACTTTTTGATTTCTTTTAAAAAAGTAAATTTTGTTTTCATTTTAATCTCCTTAGATTATCTTAGTTATAAAAGTGTCCGAAGACGACTTAGGAACTTTCAGAACCAAGGTTCACAAAAATAATCACGGAGGGTTCCCTCTGGGATACCGTTATTATTTTAGCGACAGGAGACCTCTAAAATAGCAACCAAAGAGGTCGAGCTGGAGCGGTGGGGTTCTTGGTTCTGGGGCATAGTCCAAGTCTTCTTCGGACAGTTTTATAACTTAGATAATCTTAGGAGATTCAAATGAAAACTAAATTTACGACCTATTTGTAAATTTGTTTTATTTGAATTACCTAAGGACGACTCTAAAAACTCTGAGCCATTCTACTCTTAGCAAGAGTTATATCTGATGTTTGCTCTAGACCTTGAGGGGTAGCAAGTGCTAAACACAGAATTACTAGAGCAACCTGAGTGTAATATGGTCTTAGAAAATATCAGGATATGAGTTGACTGATACTAAATTCAGAGCAACACTATGGCAGATTGTGAAGAGCCTAGAGATATAGAAAGAGTAGCACTTGTGTTTTACTTAGAGATAGTTAGGCGAAGAGTTTGTGACAACCAACTGTCAGAGATTACAACACTCAGACCTGAGATTTAGTTGGACTACGAACAAATCTAATTACAGAGGGAGAGTTAAGGTTCCGCTTTTTGCGATATAAAAGTTATCTCTTTATAAACCCTATGCCTATCTATGAGGTTGGTTGGCACAGTCAAGGGTAGGACTAATAGGCGTTGAATCAAGTGAGCACCTGTAGTATTAAATAGCACAAAGCCCGATATGAGTAGTCTCCTGAAGACCTACGAGCGGGAGCGTAGCGTAGCGGAGACGACCTGAGGAGGTTTACTGAAGGAGGGACGAATGAGGCGACTGCTGTTGCTACAGTAGGCGAATGAAGATTTTCTGGGGTGTGACTCAGGGATACGAATGATTGTGAATCACGCTGACATTTATTTGTAATCTGAGACACCAGCAGACAACTAACAGCCTGAAATGGAGTATTTCCTGAGTCATAAAAGCCCAGGGGGAGCCTATTTGTGATACCCGTGCTAAAATAAACAATCACTAGCAGACGAGAGAGGATTTGAGACCTCTTAAAACTGTTTTTAACAAAAAGTAAAGAAAATACTAGACAAAAGTTAATTCATCAGGTAGACTCGACAGCGACTACTTAAGTAAAACATCAGAAACATCTGCAAACAGGAGAAAAAATTAGCAGACAGGGACGACACCTTAGGGGCCGACTCAGCCTCCTACCACTAATAAAACCTCCTACTAAAGATACTACTGATAAACTTAAGTAAACTTAAGTAATTTAGCCTCATTAAGGAGATAACTAAATGGATGGTAGAGCTAACAACGCTAATCTTCCTCATTTGTTTAAAAAAGGTAAGTCTGGAAATCCCAAAGGCAGACCTAGAGGAAGTGTCAATAAATATACTCAATTAGCTAGAGAACTCTTAAGCTCTAGAGGAGAAGAGATAGTTGAGGTAGTCATAGATAAAGCATTAAAAGGTGATGTTCATTGTCTTAAAATGTGTATGGATAGGATTGTTCCTCCGCAGAAGGCGGTAGAAATTAAACACACTAGAGATGATGGTGGTTTAGTTATTAATGTTGGAACTACTGACCAAATATCTGAAATGGCTAAGGGTAAGAAACTTAAGAATCCTGATGTTAAGTCTGATGATGAGGTTATTGCTGAGGTGGTAGCTGATGGCAGAACTTAATGTTGAGTTACATCCTGCTCAATTAAGCATATTTAATTCTGAGGCTCGGTTTAAGGTAGTTGCTGCAGGTAGAAGATTTGGTAAGTCTAGGCTGGCTGCTTGGATTTTGTTAATTAAGGCACTACAGTCTGACTCTAAGGATGTCTTTTACATTGGTCCTACATTCCAGCAAGCTAAAGATATTATGTGGTCTATGTTAAAAGAGCTGGGACAAGACATTATTATTGATGCCTACGAAAACACCGCCCGCCTCACCCTTGTAAACGGAAGAAAGATATTCCTAAAAGGTTCTGATAGACCAGATACTCTTCGTGGTGTTGGTCTTGCTTATGTTGTACTGGATGAGTATGCGTCTATGAAACCTAATGTGTGGGAACAGATTATTAGACCGACTCTTGCCGATGTTAAAGGTGGTGCATTGTTTATTGGTACACCTGCAGGTAAGAATCATTTTTATGAACTTTATAATGAGGCAAAGAAAGAAGATGACTGGGAAACATTCTCCTTCAATTCAACAGATAATCCATATATTGATGACGAGGAAATTGAAGCTGCAAGAAAAAGCATGTCTTCTATGGCGTTTCGTCAAGAGTTTGAAGCATCGTTTGAAACATTTACTGGTGGAATCTTTAAAGAAGATTGGTTTAAGGTAGGTGAAGAGCCTGAAGAGGGCAACTTTATTATTGCTGTTGACCCTGCTGGGTTTGAATCTGTTGAAAAAGAACGAGGTTTAAAGGGTTCTAAGCTGGATGAGACGGCTATTGCTATTGTTAAGACTAATGCTGATGAGTGGTGGGTTGCTGATATTAAACATGGTAGGTGGTCTATTAAAGAAACAGCAAGAAAGATACTAGAAGCTGCTATGTTTTATGAAGCTACTACTGTAGGTATTGAGACTGGTTCACTAAGAAATGCTATATTGCCTTATTTACAAGACGAGATGCGTAGCAACGACAGCTTTGTCCACCTAGATGAGTTAAGACATGGCGGCAAAAAGAAGACTGAGCGTATAACATGGGCGTTACAAGGTAGAATGGAGCATGGTCAGATAACATTTAATGAAGATAAAGAGTGGAAACCTTTTATTTCTCAGATGTTAGACTTTCCTAATCACTTATCACATGATGATATGCTTGATGCACTTGCTTATATCGATCAAGTAGCTATAGCAGATTTTGCTTTTTCTATAGATTATGATGATGAATGGGAACCTGTTGACGAAATAGCAGGTTACTAATAAAATTTTATGTTATATTACGCTTAACTTACTTTAAGTAAAATCTATGAACGAAGAAAATAAATACCAAGCATTAACATCATGGCTAATGTATCGTCTAGAAGGTTGGAGAACCTGGAGAGATACTAATTATGTTGATAAATGGGATGAATACTACAGATTATGGCGTGGA